ATGATGCTGTTGGAGTCGCTGAACTTTGATAGAAAGGATATAGCTAATGCCTACCATATTCCAATCACACTACTGAATGATATGTCGGCTTCGACTGATAACAACGTTGCAGCGCACATGAAGCAGTTCATCTACAATGTCATTATTCCGCTATGTAATGCCGGATCAGACAAGCTAACCAGAGATATTTGCGCGCCTTATTCAGATGGCACATATGATTATGTTATCCAATACGACGCGCTGTCCCTGCCGGATATGCAGGATGATTTAGCCACCGTTGCACAGTGGATGAATCAAGCCTATTGGATCACGCCAAATGAGAAGCGCCAAGGTATGGGATTTGACACGCTTGCAGATCCGTTAATGGATAAGATCATTGTACCATCAAACCTGATGTTATTGGACGACTTGGGAATGACGGATAACCAGTTTACATTAGCTGGGGCTGAAATAGCGGATGCGAGTGCCGCCAAGTTATGAGCGCGACTATTCAAACAGTTCGTTTCAATTCCGCACAATACGAACGTGACTGGCGCAGGCTACACCATTCCATTGAACAACAATTATACCCAATATTCAAAAAGGCGCTGACTTCACAAACTGATAATGTGCGTGACTTTGTGCGCAACCACCCAATCGCAGACCTCGCAAGCCATCTTTCCGTATTGGTGACTAAACAGCCCATCGCCTCAGCCTATAACATAGCCTATCAAAAAGCAGGTGTACGGGGTGCTGAATTTTCATATAACAGTATTCAGCGAATCGGTGGCAGGAAGGGATTGTCGCAACAGGAAACCAAATCAGAACCAGTCGGATTTTTCAGTGAATACTGGCGTAAACTAATGGCGCTGTTCTACAATACACAGGCCGCTGAACGAGTGCAGGGTGTGACTGACACGACAAAAGAGCAAATACAGCAACTTTTGGCAGACGCTGAAGAACAGGGATTAACCACATCTGAAACGGCTACTTATATCGAAGAGGCACTTTCTGATCCAGACTTTAACAGGATGAGAGCATTGCGAATTGCCAGAACCGAAAGCACAACAGCGGCAAATTATGGTGCCTCGCTCGGAAATGAGTCAGCTGACTATCTTACGGCCAAACTTTGGATCGCGGTGATGGACAACAACACACGCCCCGATCATGTTGATGCGAATGGGCAGCAGGTTGACTCAGGTGATTTCTTTTTGGTTGGCGGTTATGAGGCACTATACCCAGGGGATGTATCGCTGCCGGCTTCGGAGACGGTTAATTGCAGATGCATAGTCGCATATGTTCCGTTGCTATCTGAAAGCGGAATCCCTATATTAAAGGATTAGATATATTCAAACCTACGTCTAATATTTTCATACCTACCCGGCGTTGAAACAGCGCATCTTAAATTGGAATAATTTATTTTGAAATGATTTGAAACATCTTTTATACAATCAAATATAAATCCACTGTCTTTATCTATTATTTGGCGCGCTGAAACGTTATTACTTCCCTTATGAGATTTGTTACCAACAACAAATGTGTGATGGTTATTTTCAGAATAGGTCGCCCACTCCAAATTATCAAGCCTGTTATCGGTTCTTATTGCGTTAATGTGATTAACACATGGTTTATTTTGAGGATTAGGAATAAACGTTAAGCATAGTAATCTATGTAAACTTTCATAAACCCTTGTGTCATTACTACCAGAACATAATGCCACATAATAATAATTTATCGGTTTTCTTAAATAAAACTTTAAGTATCTACCATCTACATATCTTCTAAACGATATTAGTTTACCACATCTGCTTATAAAGTATTTTGAAAATCCTGGCACAGGGTGAAATTCGATTCCGTCTCGCACTATGATTTCTTTTCCCATTTGCCATTATTGTTTACATATCCCATTGTATCAAAGAATTTAGCAAGTGTTTTCGGCTTTAACAAACCAACTTCAAAGCGAATTATTGTACTACTAAAAGAGCCTTGTGGCATGATACCCTGATATGGTTTATTTAATGATTTTAGGTGAGTGATAAGCTCCAAATCGTTCATAATGCAATATCGCAATTTTTTTTCACATTAACAAATCAAACTCTTAACTTATTTTTATAGACGAAATGCCAAAACAACCCGGTAATTACCAAAAATCACAATCAGGATTGATACCAGTTCCGAAAGGATTATGGGAAGAGAAAACTTTCTCACAGCCTGCTATGATCGCAGATGCTGATCCAGCTAAAAAAACGTGGACAGCATACGCGGCTATTTTTGGTAATAAAGATTTGGATGATGACATTATCATGCCCGGTGCGTTTAAAAAGTCTATCGCTGAAAACGGACCGAACGGAACCAATTCAATTTTAGTACTTAATCAGCATATCACATGGCAAGTACTTGCAAAGCCAAAAACACTGACCGAAGATAGCAAGGGCTTGTATTATGAAGCTGAAGTAACCAGTGGCGCAACATTCGCAGAAGACGCAGTGAAACTTATCGCTGCCGGGCTCGTTGAAGAAAACTCTATCGGTTTCCAAACTGTAAAATCAGCCATCATCCAGCCGGATGCAAATGACTGGGAAACGTGGTATCGCGAATTGTACGAATTGAACCTGGCAGAGGTTTCACCTGTAACATGGGCAGCAAATCCTAAAGCCACGATGCAAGGTATGAAGAGCCGCACACGTCCGGAACTTGCGACCAGGCTGCAAAAACTGTTCAAAGCCTTACGTGAACCAGGTATGCGTGACGAAACATACCAGGCGCTGGAACTTGAAATAAAGCAAATAAATACCGAATACTATAATTTAGGCAAATTGGTTTCACTTGAAAGCAAAGGAGCCGCTATGCTAACCTGCCCTAAGTGTCAAAAGTCTTTTCAAGACCCAGACAATGACGGCGACGATGATACCAACCCGCTGACTGACAACGATCAAGATGGCGATGTAAAAATGGTTGAATGTCCCGAATGTAAGTGCATGTTTGCGAAAGGCACTCTGGTCGCACAAGCCGAAAAAAGTTTAATGCATGGTGTTAGCGGGATACAGTTAACAAAATCTATTTACAATTTAAACTTTTGAAATGAAAGCAATTAAATTTTTAACATCGCTTATGTTCTGCGTTCTGTTGAGCGCGTGCGTAGCGAGTGCTGTTCATGCGCCGGTTGTGTTGCCGGTGATGACATCGGTATTGATGGCCGGTGGCTACGCACTATCGCATGGCATGAACACACAGGGCTTGCTTGGTGAGTTCTTAACCATCGATGCGACCGATAGCCCTGAAACCAAAGCTGCTAAAGAAACGTTCAACCGTATTCACGCAGATCTGGAAAGCAAAGGCAATAAAAGCGCTGCTGAACTGAAAGCTGAAATGGCCGGTGAGGTCAAGAAAGCTATCGATATGAACACCGACCTGAAAACGCAGCTGGAAGGTGTATTGGCTGAAAAGAAAACGATCGAAGAGAAACTTGGCGAACACGAAGCTGCTTTGCTTGAACTGAACCGTTTCCGTTCGGCTAACAAAGAAGCTGCTGAAAAAGGTGTGACATTTGGTGAAGCGTTCAATACCGCGCTGGATGAAAATATGGATGACATCAAAGCCTTTGCAGCCGGTAAGCTGAAAAACGCCAATAAGGTACGCATGGAGTTAAAAGCAGTTGGCGATATGGGCCTTTCCAGCATCACTAACCTGACCGCTGCTAACGTACAGGTTGCGCCTGGTATCGTACCATTTCCGTCTCGTAAAGTTCACTTGCGCGACATTATGGCAACTGGCCGCATGACCACTTCGCTGTATAATTTCCTGAAAGAAATTGGTTTTGACGGCTCAATCGGTACATGGCAGGAAAACTCAGGTGCAAAACCACAGTTTGATATCCGTTACCAGGAAGTAAGCGCTGAAGCTGAATTTGTTGCTGGCTGGATACGCATTTCGCGCAAGTCGCTGGACGATATTCCTGCTTTGAAGTCAAATCTGGCTTTCAGGTTGCTTCAAAAGTACCTGGACGCTGAGGATAACGGCATCCTGAATGGCACAGGCGCAAACGGCCAGTTGCAGGGTATTTACAAAGCCGGTAACTCAATCGCTTACGCTGGGAATAAAACCAAATCAGTTGAAATGATCGTTGGCGCAATTTCCGACCTGGAAGTGCTGAACCATACCGCTACAGGCGTGTTGCTTGATCCATTAGGTTACAACAACGTGCTATTATCGCAGTCGGGTGGAAGCACGAGCGGGATTTACTCACTACCAGGCGGCTTAGTAAGCTATGGCGGCAGCCAAACAGGTCTTGAAGTTGCAGGCGTTACCTCGTTCAAGTCAACCGCGCAATCGGCTAACAAGTTCCTTGTTGGCGACTGGACAATGGGCGCACAATTGCTGTTCCGCGAAGATCCGATTGTGGAGTTCTTCGAGCAGGATGGCGATAACGTGAAGAATAACCAGATCACCGTGCGGGTGGAAGGGAGAGTCGCGAATGTCATATATTATAACGATGCGTTTGAGTACGGAACATTCATCAACCCTGGTTCATAAGGAAAGGTTTAGTTAAGGTTTATAATTGATTTAAAGCCGGGAGAGGAGCCCGGCTTTTTTTATTTGCATATATGGAAACAGTTACCTACATTTACCCATTATGGGAAAAGAACCTAAAGTAAGGCTTGATGTCCGTATCAGCGAAAAGGTAAAACTGGATGCTGAACGTCATGCCGCCAACGAAAACAGGCCACTCGGGAACCATGTTGAGACAGTTCTGAAACGGGATAACGAGGCCAGGGAACTGCAAAGCAAGCATCAGCCTAAGAAAGAATATGGGAAGCAATAAACCCCGCATCCGCATCATCCTAAAACTCGGCGCATGGTGGTATAGCGCGGATATGATTTGGTATGTAACTGATCTAATGGAGTTAGTTTAATAAATGACACATTTTGCAATTTGCGGCTTTATAGCTTGGTATATAATATATAGAACCAACTTTATATTTAACAACTCTAAAAAATAACATGCCCCTCAACTTCATCGAATTTCAAGGCCGCTACTACCCCGAACACCAGGCCATAGGCGGGGCATCGCTATGGATACGACCGTTGGCGCAATACTATTGTGTCGGGCGGGGTTTGGATATTGGTTATTACAAAGAGGCTTGGATGCTTCCCGGGGCGATTGGCATCGAACCATCAATCGATCACCATTACCACGCTATGAATTTTCCGGGTGAAGAGTACGACTACCTGCATTCGAGCCACTGCTTGGAGCACGTCAAAGAGAATTGGTGCAACGTCCTCGATTACTGGCTTTCGAAGTTGCGCATCGGCGGCATATTGTTTCTTTACTTACCTCACAAATCGCAGGGTTACTGGAATGTAACGAGCAACCGGAAACATATTCACCAGTTCAATGGCAAGGAAATACGAAAGTATTTATCTGACTTGGGACATAAGGTTTATTTGTCCGGGGTGGATCATAATAATTCATTTGTGGTGATAGCTGAAAAACTTAAATAAAATGGAAGAGAAATGGTATTTTATTGACGTTGATTTGACCTATTTTATAGGTTCAGGTTCTGGTCATCGTGTTTTTAAAGACTTTATAAAAATTGCTCCAGATAAAATAAAAGAGTATTTTGAATTATTGTTCGATGTTAAGGGTATGCTTGACAGAGGCAATGTTGAGTCATTTTATTGGAATTGGAAAATGATACAACCGCTATGAAACAAACCCTCATCGCCCTCATCATAAAACTCTTAGCCTTTTACTACCGGCTATTAAACTATATTTGGGTGATGCACGGGCGCAGCGTAGTTAGTCCGGCTGATGTATCGATCACAACATCGCTTGTCTACAAGTTTGAAGTTGCGCCACCTGGGAAAGTGTTCTACATTGCGCGGTGTAAACTTGGTCGAACTACATATTCAAAGAATGTTGCCTTGCGCAGGACAGGTCTACCAGTAATCGTTGAGGCTAATTTAAAGTATAAGTTACAAAGGGTATTTGCGGCAAGTTTGACTAAGAAGTTGAATTAAGATGAAAATAGAAAAGTACACCAAAGAATACCTTAAGTCAAACAATCTTGATGATAATTTTCATTCAGATAATTTAGAATACATAAAATCGGCAATCGCATCCTGCGAGCAATCAACGCTTGTTATGTACATTCAATCACTTGAAGCACTTGAGTCGTTTTTGCCCGAGTTAATTAAATATCATTTTTCATTTGGTGAGGAAAGAAATATTGGCGGTGTTATGTTAAAAATATATCTGAAATGAAAGTCGGCATACTAATTCCCTGTTACAACCGTCCCCAATATCTCAAACAAACTTTGTGGAGTTTGGAGCGCTGCGACTTGCCGAAAGATTGTGAAATACTATTAACTGATGATGCAAGCGCGGATACAAGCACAACACACCTTATTGAAAATTTCAATCATAATAAAATATTTACGCAAAAGGTGTTTTTTAAAAACAACAGGGGTATCAAACAGCAATTGCTTTATGGTTATGAAAATCTTTTTG